AACACTAGCAGTTGTATAAGGAATATTTGCACTTGTCCATGCTGTTACAAATTCATTTGGTCCGGGTGTTCCAGTTGAAGGTAATGTAACTGTGTATACGTCAGAACCTGTCAGTGAATTAGGAGTACTTACTCCAACTATAAAACTAGAACTTGTCACAAACACTGGATTTACTGTTGTACCAGTGATGATTGTAGGACCTGTTGTTGTTCTTTCGTAGAAGTACATAGGACTTCCAGGAGATACTGAGTCATATCCAAAATCACCAATAATTGTTCCTGCAGGAATATTCTTGCCACCAGCAGAATCTAATTTATAATCAGCTTCTTCAATTGAAGAATACACTGTTACTTTCTTAGAAATGAAGGCCGCTGAAGTCTTTTTAAACTGTGACAGTACTAGATTTACACCGGTACCTGCGGTGCTTGTTTTGACCCACACACTACCTGTTGGTCTTGGTGTGTCTTGCTTTGATGTCCATAATGGCATTTGACTAGAAGTACCATACTGCACTGCTGGTTGCCAATAGTTACCAATTTCGCTAATTCCCAAGTAATCTGCTTCTAAAATATTAGGAGTAGACTCATCGGCTGTAAAAGTTAATTTAGTGAATGGTTCTGGACTGCATGAATAGATTGCTAAACGTCCCTGAATTACATTTGCGCTTATATAAGATATTCCTAAACTATTGATTGCATCGGCTGCATCGCTTACTGTATTACCAGAAATTTCTACAGTGGCTGTAAATTGTTCAATACTATTAATGGTATAAGTGATAGTAAATATACCGCCATCTAGTGTATTTTGGGGTACCGCTGAAATAACTGTAGGGACAGATTTTTTCCAATCTGTAGAACCTAATCTCACCCAAACATTGCTAGGAGCTTTGTACCAATATTGTCCGTCATTAATTGGGTTAGTAGTAGCTGAGTAAATGGCATTGATTGCATAATTTCCTATATTACCGATACTAGTTAGTGGGACACCATCTGGGTCAACAAATTCCGAATTAGTGATAACGATAGGGGCTTTGTTTCCAAATTTACTAGTAGTCGCATTGAACTCATAGATTCCCCATGTCGTATTAGTTGTATCTAACCAATATGTGCTGTCAGCAGGATCACCCTTAGGACGAACTAATGTTCCAACTAAACTACCTAAGTCAACATCTGCACGTAGAACGTAACAACGATTAGTGATACCCAATAATGAGTAAGCAGCCAATAAGCCATATTCGTTTAATTCGTAACCATGAATTGGTGTACCGTTTGTTGTCTTATAGAAAAACGGATTACCAAACAATGTAGTCAAATCACGTTGACTTGTTATTTGATATAGTTTACCTGCATTTGCCGCAGTTGTTCCGGATGCTACTGCTGTTCCGGCTGCATTTAATTTGTTTGTGGCTGTTGCTACTACTAATAAGGGTACAGAGCTGGAAGCAGCTGGTAAGTATTGACTTTGGTCAATGATTGTTACTTCTGTTCCTGGTGATACTAATGCCATTTTAAATTTCCTTTATGTTATGATTGTGAGGGTTAACGCCCTAGTCGTATTAATATTTAGCAATAATACTAAAAAACGGACAATTAGCGTACCTTCGAAGGTTATTGTGCTAAATAGATGATGAGACCTATATGCAAGACATGCGGAAAGAATAACACTGCTGTAAACTACAAACGTGAAGGTGTAACACACTATCGTAGTATGTGCGATGAATGTGGTCGCAAGAAGAATAAGCTTAAGCCAAGAGAACCTAGTTGGCAAAAAGCGGGATACAAGAAAAAAGCCAAATGTGATTTATGTGGCTTTAAGAGTTTATATCCCAGTCAAACTACCGTGTTTCACATAGACGGTAATCTAGAACATACTGAGTTCACTAATCTACGCACAATTTGTTTAAACTGTGTTGAAGTAATTAAAAGAAAAGAAGTTAACTGGCGTAGGGGAGATTTAGAAGTTGACTAAGAGTAGCATGTAAATCGTCAATAGAACCGTTATTATCAATTTGGTAATCATAAATCAATCCCACACTAGAATATTCACTTGCATGAATATTGAATTTATCTAGTTTAGCTTTACTCAGTGCCCAGAGACTATTACCGTCAGGTCCCCTATTATATGCTTTTGCCGCATCATACCATTCAGGTTCAGGTCCTCGATTAGCCCTTAATGTAATTCCACCTGCATTTTTAATAGCATTTACTTCATTTAGGAATCTGCAATCAGTAATAACAATATCATCTTTTGTTTGACGTAGTTTGTTCTCTACACTTGCTACCCAGATATCATCATGGAAGTTACCACGACAAACTTCTGTACCCCATTGTTGTAAGACCCAGCGAGGTGTAAGTTCAGGGATACCTAATCGGACACTCCACCAAGGATCGACTTGTTCACGCCATTTGCGGCTACTCTTAGTTGTTCCTTCTAGCATCTCACGATCCCAACCGAACACACTAGATACTGCATCTTTCAAACTAGCCGCAAAACTAATACGTTTAAACTTGTGATTTGTTACTAGATAGTCAGCAATAGTATCTTTGCCGCTTCCAATTAATCCCGTGACCCCTATAATCATACGTTCTCCTGTATTTGTAATTATATTACTAAGAGATGACATATGCTAGCATTTAGGTTAATTTTGTTTTGGATTAGATAATATAAATCTTAAACCAGATTCTGGATTATGGTCTTGTTCTAATTTCCAATTGGGTATTAAACGGTTAACCATTCTTGTGTATAATCCTATGCGACTGTTTTCTTTTGCATCAAATATAATTTTTTGTACATTATCACCGTAGTCTTGTAAGAATTCACGCATTATATCTACTACAATTGACATTACTTCTGCTGAGTTGCCTGTACCTGTTGTACCAAATAGTGATAATTTTTCAGGATCTAATAAGTCTCTAATTAAACGAAATTGTATTTCCCATACTCCTGGATTATCATCTAGGTGATGCCTAAAGGCTTGCCAAACATAGTTTCTTTTACCTACTGTAAAATTTGCAACTGCCTCTTCCTGAGATTGGCGATTCCACTTCCAGTTTTGATTACCGGGACGGAATAGTTCAGTAACAAATTCACCTGCTCTCATTAACCTTGAATCCATGTCAGCGGTTGACTATGGTCAACATATCGTTTTAGTTCGTCAATCAGTTGTGTCTGCATTGCAGAACCTTCTGCTTTTAATGCAGTTCCGTTTAACGTAGTTCCGCCACCAGGACCTGCTAGTGACGCAAATTTCTCACGTGCTTCACCCAATGTTAGTTTTAATGTCGCAAAAGTAAAGTCACCGATCCAAACACCTGATCCCGGATCCTGAAGTAACTCTGATTCTGGACGTTGTAGGTCAGCCCAAATTAATATCTTCTCACCGGTCGCCTTTATATCACGAACCAATTTAATCTGCTTTGTTACTGGATTGAACGTGTAGATAACGTACCCACCGAACATACGTGCAGCCAATTCAATGTAACCTGCATAAAAATCGTATGTTGCTAAACCGCCGGCAGCATTATAATTAAGTAAGTATGTGTTAAGAATTGCACTACTGAATGGGTCAAAAGAACTAGAGCTAGGTCCTGTCTCTAAACCAATTGTTCTACGAAAAACTTGTCTTACACCAACAAACTCATCGGGAAGAGTATAAGTGTTGACATGAGCAGTTAATTCCATTAATGTGTAGGATTCTATCGTAGAATTTTGAGCACGTTGACGATAGATTTTTAATGCATATTGATATGCCGCTTCGTAATGTGCAGGATCCAATTCAATGTCTATCATTCCGCCGCCAAGACGCAATTCTAGACTTTTGAATAGTCCTTCTTTTAATTCATGTAGTGAAAGTGCTGTTGCCATGTTGTTTACCTGATATGTATGTATTTATCAGGTAAACAGGGATATCAGATATCGTTGGATTGGCGATTTTCGCTGTTGAACACGTTAAACTCACCACCGGGATATCGTGCTTTCAATTTCTCTACGTTCTCAGCAATCACCTCGTTTGGATCTAGGCGAAGTGCCCTACAAGCATTGATCCAGTACCACATGATGTCACCGAGTTCACGTTTCATGTGAAACACGTTATCGTCACTTAGTGCTTTTCCCTGAAAGAAAATCTTCTTTGGAATCTCAATAAACTCACCTGACTCTGCGGCTAGTCCTAGGCAAGCGGTAAGCAATAACGGGACGTTGATATCAGGACCGTGCGTACACACAGTAGAATCATAGTTAGCGTCTAATTCATCTAACCTATTCATAAAGGTCGTCAAGTCATTACTTGGTTGGCTTGTGACGGCCTTTACAAATTCACTGTATTTGTTCAAATCTACATTCATTATATTAAATCCTTAAACATTTGTTTTGCTCCTTGTTCACCTAAATGGTAAACAAAGACTTCACTTACTCTCTGTAACATCGCACAAGCCATCATAAGTTGGTCTTCTTTGTCATCACACATTAGTAATTGTTGTTCGACCGGAGCCATTAACTCCGTCATCCTTTCTTGTATCTTATTGTTATTCATTAAAACGCTTTCAGTATCAGCATATTCTCATTGAACCTACCATTAGGCGCAGTAGAAACTGCTTTAATCTCTTTAAAGTACTTACGTGCCGCAGGCTTGCTACCCATCAGTTCTTTAATTTGTTCACCGGGCTTACGCAATGTTTTAACTTCACTTTGAATATTATCAAAGCCTAGGATCGTATTACCCTTAACAGTAAATGCTTTTGAATACTCATCAGCAATGTAATGATGCATTTTACGTTTTGCAGTATCATAGACCCATGCCTCGCTTGCACCATGCAACTTAGTTGGATGCACACTAATCAAGTCAAGTTTGTTAACTGGATCCTTGAATTCTTTCAAGTACTTGAGTTTAGCAACAATCTTCTCAACAGGAACTGCTTTGCGTTTGCGAGGTGCTTTGCTTGCTTTCTTAATTGAAATATAGCTGTTCAAGTCACCTAGAACACCTTCTACAAATTTGATAAGATTACGCACTTGTACTTTACCTAAGAATGCATAAGCCTCATTCAAGTCTTTATCTTGACCTTCACTTAGTTCATTGAATTCTTCTTGTTTGCGCTTCCAAATATCAACAATGATAGGGATATGCTGTGGCATGACATTGAATTTTGCAACAATATCAACTGTTTTTTGTTTAGTCTTGCCTGTGGTGATAAAGTCATCCAGCAAACTTTCAAGTTCGCCTGCGGCTTCTCCTGCTTTTTCACGCATCAATTCCTGAATGTTAGGACGATTGCTAGGCTCTTTTTCCTTCACCTCAACTTCTGGCTTGAGAACCAGTTTCAATAGTTTGGAAATGTGATTTTGTAATGTAAGTTCTTCGTGTTCATTAAGTTCTAACCCACGCAAACTCATACGTGCTAACCAGCACAATGTCATAATATATTCTGATTCATGTACCTTACGCAAATGTTTAGCGTCCGCTGTACGATTGTGATGATCCAGATACTGACACATTAGTTCTTTAGCATCTTTCTTGCCATAGAAACGATTGTACCATGTGAAGCCAAAAGTCAATGCAAGTTTACGACCATCAGAATCGGGTTGCAATGGGAAATAGGGCTCGTCACCCATGTACTTCTGGTCTGCGTCCCGAGGGTTCAGTGCTTTAATAAAGTGGTCTGATGTTGCTTTGGGTTTACGTGTTACCATAGTTACTCCTGTTACGATTTCATTATTATATATGATTGTCCATTAATTGTCAAGCATAGAATGGTAATACTTTACGATAAATACTAGTAATATGCCAAAACTATCCCTTTACCGTAGCCAAAAATCCAACGATTATCGCTTTTTTGATAGAAATATATCAGAGATGTTTGATGTTGGTGGGACCGACATGTACATACACAAATATTTAGGGGTGACAGACTCAGGTCCAACTAAGGATAAATCACAGCCACAATATGACAAACTTGACCCTACAAATATACAAGACTTATTGTTCTTAGAAAATCGTGACCGCAAGTATGACAACAACATTTATAGATTGCGTGGTCATTACAATGTACAAAATTTAGACTTTGACTTAAGTCAATTTGGATTGTTTTTAAATAATGACGTTATCTTTGTTACAGTCCATTACAACAAGATGATTGATTTGATTGGTCGTAAGTTAATGGTGGGAGATGTTTTTGAATTACCTCACTTAACAGACTATCATCCGCTGAACGAGTTGATTCCTACATCATTGCGTAGATATTATCAAATAACTGACGCTAACTTCGCAAGTGAGGGGTTTAGTAGCACTTGGTATCCTCATCTATGGCGTGTAAAATGTGAACCGTTAGTAGACAGTCAGGAGTTTAGTAATATATTAAAACAACCAATTAACACTGATAATTACTTAGGTGACTGGGATAAGACCACTATATATCCACCTGGTTATGTAGTAAGCTTTGGTGACAAAAATTATGTTGCCAAGTCAAATGTTCCGGTAGGTACACCATGCACTGATACTACATATTGGGAACTAGATACTGTTGATAACTTAAAAGATATATTAGGTCGTTACAATAAAAATATTGCAGTTAACGAAAAAATGATTGAAGAGGCTAAACGTATACTTCCTAGTTCAGGATATAATCGTAGTCAGTTATATGTTGCCCCAACAGATGAGAACAATAAACCAGCAACACCAAAGAATGTTACACTACCTAAGGTAGCACCAAGACCCGGAGTTGTTACGTTAGCGCAATACGGTGATGCACCTGTTATTAGAATTACAATTGCCGCTTTAAAAGACTTAAATGAACAGGCTAAAGTATCAAATGCACTAAAAGCATTTGTTAAGTTAAGTTTAGAGTTAGCAAAGATAGAGCCAGAGAAAACAGCAAGCGGTAGTGGTAGTTTAGAACCAACTATTGTGTTAACAGCAAAAGCATTAGGTGATATAGTTGCACCTTATGGTACTAGTGATAATACTTATGGTACTGCTGACCAAGACCCATCATTACCTAGCTTCACCGGTACTATTGTTGACCGCAATATTATGGACTTTAGAGCAGATGCTGACCCAAGATTTACATTTGTTGCGGAAGCGACACCAAGAAGTTTAGGATATACAGATGGTTATATGGTAGGAGATGGCACAGCACCAAACGGCGTTCCTGTTG